TCTAGCAATAGGAACTGTACCACTTGCTAAATCTGATGCGTCTAAGTTTGTTAGGTTTGCACCACTGATCGCAGGTAATGTCGCTGGAAATCTTGCATCCGGCACCGTACCTGAAGCTAAATCTGAAGCATCTAAATTTGTTAAATTAGCACCACTGATAGCTGGAAGTGTTGCAGGAAACCTTGCATCAGGAACAGTTCCTGAAGATAAATTTGAAGCATTTAAAGAAGATCCATCAATGAATCCACTGTCATTATTAAATCCTGAAATATTGATATTTGCTTTTGTTAATTTCTTTTGAGCATTAACTGAATCAACTACAACAAAAAAATCACCATCTGCATCAGATGTTGAAGTAGTTAATTCTGATAAATCTACATCAATAGCATCTGCTGTGACATCAATAAGAGCACCTGCTCCAACGTTTAATGTAACATCACCTGATGATCCACCACCTGTTAAACCATTTCCTGCTGTAACACCTGTAATATCTCCAGTAGTTGGAGTTTCAAAAGTAACGGCTCCTAAACCATCAGTAGTTAAAACTTGACCACTAGATCCATCGGATGTTGGAATTGTATATGCTGAAAGAACAAAATTTGCTCCATCACCTTGAATTATTTTACCTGCTGTTGTTGCTAATCCAGCAACATCTTGTAATTGAGCATCAAGTCTTGCATTAGCCACTGTTCCAGTTGCTAAATTATCTGCATTTAAATTTGTTAAATTAGATCCATTGTTTGCAACAATGTTTCCACTTGCGTCAAGAATAACTGATTTAGATGCGGGTAATGTACAGAATACATTTTTAGTTCCTGCAGCAAAATTTACTGCAGCATCACTATTTGATGATGATATAATTGTATCCCTTGATAAAGTACCTGCACCAACAGTTCCAAGTCCAACTTCAAAATCACCACTATTAGTAGATACAATTGAATAATACGTTGTGTTTGCATTTCCAATTGCTGATGAAAAAGTTTCAAATCCTGTAACTGCTCCCGAAAGGGTAAATGTACCCGTACCAGTAGTAGTAGAGGTTTCTTTAACCCTATCATTTACGACTAAAGCCATTTAGTTCTCCTAACCAGATATTCTTAGTATAGCTGCTGCTGTAGTAAATGCTGGAAACTGAATTGTGAAAGTTCCTGAAGTCGCTGTTTTATCACTTCCAAAATCTAAAGCCGCAACAGCTGCATTCGCTACAGTTGCTGAAGTGTTATAGATTAAAGCTCCTCTAGCAGTCAAAGTCACACCTGTGAAAGACCTATCAGCAAAGTCAACGATCGCAACACCTGATGCAATTGATGTACCATTATTTACTAATGCTCCACCGCCTGCAGTGTATTGACCTGATGCACCAACTTCATTACCAGTTGTGTAAGAAGTAGTTGCTGAGTTTAGAGTAGCTGAAGAAGTATAAAGAGCGATTTTAAACTTATCACCAGTAGTTTGCGTGAAGTCATGTTCAGCTTCCAATAATTCTTTTTTAAAAGAATTTGCAAGTGCTTGTGTTATAGCCATAGTTTTATCTCCTTATTATTATTTTCCGCCGACACGAGGAACACCAGATTGATATTCATCACGTCGTCTTCTTCCCATTTGTTCTATTGAGAAGCCTTCTACCACTTGTTTATACTTTCCTTCGTATAATTGCAAGAGATCATTTGGTCCCTTTAGAAAACTAAATGCTTCAACTAAGCATGCATACAAAAGTCCATTGGGAAAATACGTGCTTATGTATGTAGTTGTATTTGTACTCGATAAACCGGGATCTTTCAAGATATAATTTAATTGAATTTCATAATCTGAACTTGGAGTAGGCGCTAAAACGATGGTATTTTGGTCCCACATACCATAGTATTTTGGCTCTCCAGTAACTCCAGTTGAGTTATATTCAGACATGAAACTGGTATCTCTGTATTCTAAAAAGTTTCTAGTTCCACCTGACCCACCATTTACAATCTGAGCTGATCGAACAACCAATAAATCATCAGGCGTATCTATAAATCTTTGTGAAGCAACTAAATTAGCTGTTGCATATCTTTTATTATTATCGGAATCTACATCTCTAAAAATTCTAAATTCTGCATTTTCAATTATACCATTTACAATCGTATCAGTTAATACATTACTATCAACTTCTGTATAGTCTCTAATTTTTTGTACTAATTCTGCGTATGTCATTATGTTGTTACCGTCACTCTTCCTAATGTAATAGTTGCCTGTCTTCTAGCATTTACTGCAGAGCCATTATCAGGAACCATACCACGATTTGATTCAAAAGCAAAGGGTGCTGGTAAAGTTAAATCTACATTCATAAATCCACCATCTCCTGATGCCTGAGTAAAGATTTGTGGTCTAGCATTTACTAAACCTTGTCCATCTGCAGTAGTTGGTTTTGGTTCTAACTGTGGATGCTTTGCTTCAAATTCAGAAATATGGACTCTTGATCCATTCCATTCAATAACCATTTCTTGATATGGAAATGCTTGTCCACTTCTATCTGAAATAAATTGTGCGTATTTTCCTTTTGATAAATTAGACATTTGGATAATAAGTTTTTGGTGTTATGAAAGAGCTTGAAGGTGAACCGTCTTCTTCTAATGCTCTCTTTAATTCATCTTCATAAAGTAATTTCATTTGTTGAACTAGTTGTGGATTAAATTTTTGTGATAAATAATACGCAAGTCCAGATACCATACAAGGTACAAAACGATAGGGTACATCTGCATTATTACTGTAGGCCCCTGCATCCTGAATCCTGCTAACATAATAATAATTTAACAGGTTTCCGGCTTCAGTGCCTCCGGGAGTTAAATATAAAGTGATTGTAACTTTATCTATAAATCTTTGTACAAAATATTGTGTAGGTACACCTGTTTGAGTTTTATTTGAAAGACCTTGATATGCTGATCTATTTATTTTTGTTAATGGAAAATCAACACCAGATGAATTTCTATATACTGCTTCTAAAATATCATCAACTCCATAAACTGCTGTAGCATCTGAAGTGCCATCAGAAGTTGATCGATACATTGTATAAGTAGTTTGATCTTGAACTAATGTAATAGAATTATTTTTTACTTCCCAGAAATGCAAACCTCTATTGCCCCATTCTTGAAACATTATGTTTAAAGAACGTCTTGCTGTTTTTATATCATTACCAGAATAATCAAATCTGCCTAATCTTTCATAAGCTTCAGTAATTATATCATCGATATAAAAACCCGATTCAAAGGTTGTTGTTCCAGAAGTAGCCATTTAAACTCCTACTTGTCTAATAATATCGTAGCCGCAACATCTGCTCCGATCGCAGACACAGTCATGAAACTTTCAAATAAAATTCCGTCTTCAGGAAGGTTAAATGCAAATACATCACCTGCCGGACAACTTGTTATAAATTGAGTTCCATTTGTATCTGCTAAAGTAACAGATTGAGCAGTTGAAGCATTTGTATTTTCTACAATGATTCCTCTCATTCTTGTTCTTCCTGCAAATACAGATCCGGTTCCTGTAACTCTTACTGCTTTTACGTCACCTTTAGCTGCCATAATTTTTCTCCTATTAAAATTGTGTGGGCCCGAAGGCCCACATTAATTATTTATTATGCTCCAAATGCAAAAGCACCTGTAGTAGCATCAGCCGCACCGCTCATTTCTGAAGCGATTGTCCACACGCCATCTTCAAAACACATAAAAGCAATTTTACTTCCTGTTGTAAAAAGATTAGTAGCTGCGTTAGCTGGAGTGAAAACTAAAGATGTTTCACCTGCTGCTGAAGTGTCAAAAGTTACTTCTGCTGCTGCTCTTGATTCGATTAAAGAACCAGTTGCCCAAACGTCAGTACCTGCTGCATCAAAAGTTAAAGTCGCAGTTCCACCAGCTGTATCTTTAGCTTGAACATAAACTGCAATCGCACCTCTAGTTGCTGCTGGTAATGCCACAGCACATGCTGCTGCACCAGTGTAGTTTACAACTGCAATAACTCCATCAGCGATAGAAATATTTGCACCTGTTGCTGTATCAGCTAAAACCAAACCTGTTAGGTCAGGCATAGCTGAACTCATTCTTGTTGTTACAGCACCAGTAACAGAGTTTTTAGTAGCCATTTGAAAGCCACCTTCTGATCTGACCGGTCCTGAAAATGTAGTACTTGCCATAATTATATCCTCCTAGTTTCCGAACATAGTCTCTAGGCCGTCGACTATACGCGTCTATGTTCTGATTAATTTGTATAGTAATTATTTTATATACGAAATTATTGAATAGTGCAAGATATCCCTAGGCTAAAAGATTGATTCTAGCTATTTATAAATCCTAATTATCCAGCGTATAGGTGAACTTCACCATCTAATGGATTCATATGGACTTCTGCTTCTTGTTTCCTGATGATTAATCTAATTACTTGTTTGATCTCATCACCTAAAACAGACATCTCAGCGGTTATTTGTCCTTTGTTTTCAAGAAACAACTCGTTCCATCTAGATTCGAGCTTCAGTTTCTTCGCGAACAATACCATGTTGTCCTGAGCCATTTGTAACCTCCTCATAGGTTATATAAAAACCATTTACAGTACTTGTATATTGTAAATCATTTTCTTCCCATTTAATATCAGATTTTCCTAGAAAGTCAATGATAGGTTTATGTAGCTCTTCAATAGTATTTATTTCTCTATCGCTTTCTAATTCAAACTGTGTTTGAAGATATTTTGTAAATATTTTAACTAAGTATTTATTCATGGTTTTTTCTTTCTACAGTGTAAATGAGGCGGGATTGTGTCCCGCCTCAAATAATTTAATTATTATGCACCTTCAACGCCGAAGATACCTCTAAAGTCAGATACACCAAATGAGTATCTTTCTCTAGCTTTGTATCTAACGTTA